CGGATAGTGGTTTCGATTGGACTTCGATCTTCGAGGCGCTGCAGTTGGTTCGCGAAGAACTTACGGAATACTTCCCGTATCCTGTAATTGATGTTGATGGCGCAGAGGCGGACGATGTTATCGCAACTCTCGCCGAATACAGTCAGACTTCGAACACTGACGGACTTATGCCTAGTTCGGAACCATTCCTGATTCTTTCAAGCGACCATGACTTCGAACAGTTGCAGAAATATCCGAACGTTAAGCAGTATGCTCCCATTCAGAAGAAGTGGGTCAAGTTGACCGAATCTCCTGAAGCAATCTTGATGGAGCATATTATCATGGGCGATAAGGGCGACGGTGTTCCTAACATCATGTCAGACGATGATACCTTTGTCAACGGTCAACGTCAACGTCCGATTCGTAAGGAAAAGGTTGCTGAATGGAAGAAGCAGAAACCTGAAGACTTCATCACTAATGATGAGATGTGGCGCAACTTTCAGCGCAATCGCGAACTCGTTGATCTCTCGCGCATTCCGGAGAATATCAAGGAAGCGATTATTGAGAGTTACGAAGCGCAAACTGGATCAAGCGATCGCTCTGGTCTTCTAAACTATTTTATCGCAAACCGTATGAAGAATATGATTGAGGTTATCAGTGATTTTTAATGACGACGAACGTATCGGTATTACTGCCAGTTGTTTTGACCTGTTCCACGCAGGTCATGTGCTCATGTTACAGGAAGCAAAGACGCAGTGCGACCGTCTAGTGGTTGCACTGCAAACTGATCCGACAATCGATCGCCCTGAAAAGAACAAACCTGTTCAGTCCATCTTTGAACGTTGGGTGCAGGTCGAGGGTTGTAGATATGTGGATCAAGTTATCCCATATGCGACTGAAGAAGATCTCCTAAATATTCTTAAGTCCTATCGATGGGACGTTCGGATTATTGGACAGGAATATTACGGTAAGGAATTTACTGGGCATGATCTGGACATTGATATTTACTATAATACTCGTCGGCATGATTTTAGTACGACTAATCTACGGAAGAAAATTGAAAATGGCACAAAGACTACCACCAAGAAGGTTTAGACAAATAAATGAGGCATTAGATTGGGCAGTTGAAGCGTCCGATACTAATGAACTGCGTGAACGTGTTCGTGCAATTTCCCTTGGTAATTCCATTCTCATGCGTTTTATTGCATGGGGCGTAGGATACGAACAAGGTCCAGCAAATCTACCAGAAGGTCCAACTCCATATAAGGATGAGGGTCTTCCGGAAAATATGGCAGACACTACAATTACTCAGGAGTTCCGCCGTATTCTGACTCTGCTTCCCGATGGTAGTGCTAGCAAAGTTGCGCCTTGGCGTCGAGAAGAAATTTGGATGCAGATCTGTCAGGGTGTGCAGAAAAAAGAAGCAGAATTGCTTGATGTTGTCAAGGATCAAAAACTCCTCGAAGTCTATCCTCAATTAGCAGAAGTCCTCCAGGATTTCTTGGTTGGTTGGAAAGCGCCAGAGGTTAAGAAGAAGAAGTCACCAAAAAAGTCCTCAGAAACTTTATAAATAAATTCTTTCCACTGCAAGTGAAGGAACAGAGATGGGGCAAATCCTTGAGCATAAACATTTAATTGTAAGAGCAGAATTGAATAATCCACCAAAGTGTGCGGAAGCAATACAGGATTGGATGAAGTCTCTAGTTGATACCATTGGTATGAAAATTCTAATGGGACCATATGCAGTTTACAGTGATATGGTCGGTAACCGTGGTCTTACTGCAGTTACTATTATCGAAACTTCGCATATTGCCATGCATGTATGGGATGAAGTAGAACCTGCTCTTATGCAACTGGATGTTTATACATGTTCGACTCTGAACATTGATGACGTTTTTGCTGCTCTTCAAGAATTTGATCCGCATCATGTTGAATTCAAATATATTGATAGAGAGCACGAGTTGACGTTGATTGACAAGGGTGTTGCTTGAAATATTTTCTGTTTCTAAACAAAACAGAGTTATGGATTGTTACTGATCCTTCGCTAGTTCCAAAACCGAGGGAATTGATTCTACAAACCACAAACATTGAATTGCTTCGTGATACTGCTGCAAAACAGCAAAGAATTACTAAGATTCATGATAAGGTTACTCGGACCAGGAATAAGTGGCATACTGAAGAGGGTCGCCAAAAAATAGCAGAGGCGAAACTCGGTAGTAATAATCCAAACTCTGGCGGTTTATCTCCCGAACATCGCGAGAAAATTAGTAGAACCATGCGAGGAACTCGCCGTGGCGAAAACAATCCGATGTATAATCGTAGGCATACGTATGAATCTCGTAGAAAGATGAGTATGATGCAACGATTAAGAATCAGAAAATGGTGCGTAGAACCTTCAGGAAAAACTCATCTAGTTGATCCCAATACATTTATGCTACCTGCTGGTTGGATGTGGGGTCGAACTTACGATCCCTATAAAAATTAAAAAATATATTGACAAAAAATCATCAATAGGTTATATATAGAGTTCTAATGCGGAATTAGCTCAGTGGTAGAGCGCCTCGTTTACACCGAGGATGTCGGGAGTTCGACCCTCTCATTCCGCACCATTGCCCCGTCGTCTAAAGGTAGGACAACGGATTTTGATTCCGTTTGTATTGGTTCGAATCCAGTCGGGGCATCCAACGGAGAGGTGGGCGAGTGGTTTATGCCTGCAGTCTTGAAAACTGCCGTAGTAGAAATGCTACCGTGGGTTCGAATCCCACCCTCTCCGCCATTTTTCGAAAAAGTTTATTTTACGGCTTGACATTTTCATCAAAATCGGGTAGAGTGAATTATATTGATTGATGAGGTGTGTGATGGAAGTTTTTGTTTTGATGGGTTCGATGGATTACGAAGGTGACTACCTTCTTGGCGTGTATGCTTCTGAACAGGAAGCAGTAGATGCCTTGGGTGTTTACACTCGCGATCTGACCGAGCGCGACCTTTATTTCATCGTTCGTCGTGTAATTGGTTCTGCCGCTCACATTGACTTTGATCATCGATACCTTTAAAGTTTATGGACGAGTAGCTCAATGGTTAGAGCCGACCGCTCATAACGGTTTGGTTGGGGGTTCGAGTCCCTCCTCGTCTACCAGTTTTCAAGTCGAGTTTTCGGTAATCTCTAACAGGGAGGTGCTGCAGTTAACCAAACCTGAAAACCGAACAGTTTTATGGACCCTTAGCTCAGTCGGTAGAGCGTCGGACTCTTAATCCGCAGGTCGTAGGTTCGAATCCTACAGGGTCTACCAGTTTGAAAGAGTATATTATGAAAAAGAAAGATTGGCTTTTACTGCCATTGCCAACGGAGTCGCCTCTGGTACCGAACAAAATGTATAGGGGTAAAGAAGTTACTTGGTCTAATGGTGTGAAAGCATACTTCACAGTAGTATATAAGTTTTAAAGTTTGGACACTTAGCTCAGTAGGTAGAGCAACGGGCTTTTAACCTGTAGGTCCTGGGTTCGAACCCCAGAGTGTCCACCAATTTCGGGGGCATAGTCCAATCGGCAGAGACAAAGGACTTAAAATCCTTGCAGTGTGGGTTCGAGTCCCACTGCCCCTACCAGTTACGGGACGATGGCGGAGTGGTCCAACGCACAGGTCTGCAAAACCTGAAAACCGTGGGTTCAAATCCCACTCGTCCCTCCATTTTGAAAGGATATATAATATGAGTGATACGATTATCAGTGATGAGTTGATGCAGTATATTACGCGCATTGAAACAATCGAGGCAGAACTCGAAGAAAAGAAGTTGGATCGTCGCGAAGTATATTCGGAACTCAAGTCAGTCGGTTATGTTCCCAAGACTGTTCGGCAGATTATCCGTCTGCGTAAGTTGGAAGAGCATGTTCGTCAGGAAGAAGAAGCACTTCTAGACACATATAAAAATGCAGTAGGACTTTAAGTATGTTTGTAATTGCAGGTTATGGTTACGTTGGTAAGGCAGTCCAGTCTTCGATTTTGAAGGCAGGTATGCGCGAGTTCGTAATCGATCCTGCAATTTTCTCTACTACGTGGGAAGAAGCAGAAAACGTAAGAGGTGTTATAGTCTGCGTGGCAACACCAGAGGGTGTTGATGGTTCATGCGACTACAGCAATGTTCTTGAAGTTCTCTCGCATGTTGACAAGAATACCCCAGTTCTGATCAAAAGCACCATCTCATTAGAAGCATGGCACCAGATCAGAGAACATTATCCCGACCACAAGATTGCATTCTCGCCTGAGTTTCTGACCGCTAAGAATGCAATCAATGACTATGCCACACAAGAGTTTGTTATTCTTTCTGGCGATGAAATATTTTT